CTCAGTTATGGCAGGCTCACGACTTGAGTAATAAAAAGAACGACCAGGACTTTATCAAGGAGCGTATTGCTAGCTTGACAGGAGGAATTGCTGTTATTCACGTCGGAGGGAACTCTGACTTAGAGCAGAAGGAACGCAAGGACAGAGTAGACGACGCAGTATGCGCGGTACGATCTGCACTGGAGGAGGGCATCCTACCTGGTGGTGGAGTAGCACTGTTCAACGAGTCGTACGCGATCATTGCAGATGCAGACGACATGATCGAGGATATCAGCGCCGAGCAGTACGCGGCGATGCATATTGTGGCAAGAGCCATTCAGGCACCGTTGCTACAGATATTTGAGAACGCCGGACTAGATGGATACGAGTTGATGGATGGACTACAAGGATACACCGTTGGATTCGATATTAAGAACATGACAACTGGCGACATGTACAAGATGGGTGTAATCGATCCGCTAAAAGTAACAAAGAACGCACTGAAGAATGCCGTATCAGTATCGACAACAGTGCTTAGTACTAACGCAATTATAACAATGGCAAGAGCATAACATGTGGACAGCTAATAACACATCAGAAAACAAAATGAGTAAATTTCAACCAATAAATAAGTACATAGTAATAAATGCGATTGACGAGCAGATCCAGACAGACTCTGGACTACTACTGTCAGGAAGTGATAACGAAAAGTTTCGCTACAAAAAAGGCCAGGTCGTTCGACCTGGCACAAATGTAGACTGTGTAAAGGAGGAGGACCTTATATATTATGATAAGGGAGCTGGTTATACCATGCTAATCAACGACACTCCTTACACGATTATACTAGAGCGCGACATCGTCGTTGTTCTTTAGGCTCTTTTTATACTCTAGATAAGGAGTTATCTCCTTTCTTCTCTTAATAACATGAGGCTGCTTCTGGTACTCTTGCTCAGCAAGGTCAGACAGCCTCTTTTTTTCTTTTCTTGTACGATTCATCTTACGAATTATAGTCTTATCGCGGTCCATAGCGTACCCACTGTTCCTTTTTTGAAACATTGGATTGGCACTAGGCGACTCAGATATAGTCTGCTCACCCTCAAGCTTCTTGTAGATGGCCTTTATAAGATTTCGACCCTTCAACGACACCTCATATAGCGTAGCCTCGTTACCGATACGGTCCCTCCACTTGCTAATCCATCCGTCACGGTATAGTCTAGCAAATCTTACGTTGTCCCACGACATCATCTTGTTGAATTCTACGAACTTTGACTTGTTAAAAAGCCTCTCGCTGTGTAAAAATAGTAGCATCTCTAGGTCTGAATAGCTTAGACCGTGTTTTTCTCTGGCCCATATACGAACAATACGCCAGTACTTGAGATAATCTGACTTTGGTTCTACCCTTGTATAGGTTTTCTTGATTATTTTAGTAAATTTCATTTGAATTAAATTTAATATCTTTGCAAAGATAAATAATTTATAGCTATGAAGAAAAAATGTGCACCTAGCATGGCTGCTGGAAAGAAAAAAGCAGCTCAGTACGAGTCAAAAAAGTCTCTTAATAACAAAATGAGCTACTTAAAGGGTAACGTAAAGAAATAAATTATGCCGTTAAAGTCAGGAAAGAGCGCTAAAACAATTAGTGCCAACATAAGAACAGAAATGAAGCACGGAAAGCCTCAAAAGCAGGCTATTGCTATTGCATTATCAAAGGCTGGAAAGTCTAAAAAGAAGTAAGTTATGATTGATAAGAAGTCAATGAAGTGCAACACTCCTAAGAGAACACCTAGTCACCCTACAAAGTCTCATGTTGTAAAGGCGTGTACTAATGGAAAGGAAAAGATAATTCGATTCGGAGAGCAAGGAGCTAAGACAGCAGGAAAACCAAAGGCAGGAGAGAGCGACGCAATGAAGGCGAAGAGGGCGTCATTTAAGGCAAGACATGGAAAGAATATAGCTAAAGGAAAATCAAGTGCGGCCTTTTGGTCGGATAAAATTAAATGGATTATAGTTATATCTTTTTTTATTTAAAAAAAAACAATGAACGTAATAAAAAAGGAAGACGGTAGGTTTTATAAAGAATGCCCTAGTTGTGGAGAAGAACAAAGTTATTTAAGAAAAAATTACGCAGAAGAGTCTTTTAAGCTAGAAAAACTTTGTAAAAAGTGTAGTAATAAAATTCCAGAAAACAATTCTCATAAAGGTTATTACAAAAACGTTCTTAGAAAATCTTTTGCGCATAAATACAAAACTAACGCTTTAATTAGACGTATAGATTGGAATGTATCTTTTGATTATCTTGCAGAATTATTAATAGAACAAGATTTTAAATGCGCATTGACTGATTTTGACATACACGCAATGGAGGTTAATAGTCCAGCTTCATTAGATAGAATCGATAGTTCTATTGGTTATGTTGAAGGTAATTTACAATGGGTAACAAGTAAAGTTAATATGATGAAGCAGCAATATAGCCAAGAAGACTTTATTCAAGTTTGTATTGCTGTATCAAATAAACATAAGTTATGAAGATGATGAAAAGAAAAGATGGATCAGTATCTAAGCGAGGTCTATGGGACAACATTAGAGCTAATGCTGGAAGTGGAAAGGCTCCAACAAAAGAGATGCTAAAGCAAGAAAAAAAGATAAAAAAGAAGAAATAATGCCAGGTAAAACTGCTACATATTACAAAGAGAATCCAGAAGCTAGAAAAAAACGTAACGAGTATCAGAAGGAATATAATAAATCTGATAAACAAGTAGCTAAACGAGTAGAGCTTAACCGTGAGAATCGTAAAAGAGGAACCTACGGAGATAAGAACGGAATGGACCTAGCACATACTAAGAGAGGGTATGTAATGAAGAAGGCGTCAATTAACAGAGGAGATACTAACGACATGCCTGGAGATAAAAGAGCTAGAGGCAAAAAAAATAAATAATATGTTACTAGGAAACGCAATAGAATTAGTTACTACTAAGACAGGAATAAAGAAAGTAGTAGAGAAGGTATCAGAAAAAACAGGAAAGGACTGCGGATGCGCTGCTAGAAAGGTAAAACTAAACAATCCTAATTTACTAATAAACAAAATATTAAAATAAGATGGCATATCAAAAATTACAGACCGAAAGAGGCTTAGCAGTAGTTAAATCTGATACGGTAAATATTCCTTCGGTTAACGGAGCAGCAAAAGCAGATCCGTGTGTACTATACACTGGATCAGGAGGAATTATTAGAGTTCTTACCGCAGGAGGTGATGACATTACATTAAATGCTGTTCCAGCAGGAGTAGTATTGCCAATTCAAGTAGTTCGTGTATTCTCAACAACAACAACAGCTACAGGAATAGTAGCTCTTTGGTAGTATGCGTAAGAACCTTGATACAATAATAAACAGATGGATAAGTAGAAAACTTTTTGTTTTTCTTATAGGATGTGCTGGACTATTCTCAGGTACACTAACATCTTCAGACTGGGTTATAATAGCAACAGCGTATATTAGTATTCAAGGTGTTACAGATATTGTCGAAAAATTATCCATAAAGAAAAATGAGTAATTTAGAGATAGAGAGATTGGATAGACTTGAAAAAAAACAGCAGGAACTTGTTGAAGACTTGGCTATTGTCGGAGAAAATATCCGCGACATTAAGAATGCTATTGTTGGTAATGAACTCAACAATAACCACGGAATGCTTTACAAGATAAACGAAATAGAGGACCGTGTTGAGGATCTTGAGGTATTTAAAAATGAGGTGTCTGTATATGTAAAGCAGTTTAAGGTGGTGATGCTTATTATATTAGGATCATTAGGTACTATACTAGTAAAAATATTTTCAAAATAATGAATCTATCCAAGAACCTGTCACTAGCAGAAATGATTAGTAGTGAATCTGCTAAAAGGAACGGTATAAAAAACGAACCTACAGCAGAGCACTTAGAGAATATGAAAAAGCTAGCTACAAACGTTTTTCAGCCTATTAGAGATCACTTTAATACTCCGATACATATAAGTTCCGGATATAGAAGTTTAGCTCTAAATAAGGCTATAAAAGGATCATTATCAAGTCAGCACTGTTCTGGTGAGGCTATGGACATAGACATGGACGGGACAAGTATTACAAATGCTAAAATATTCAATTACATAAAAGATAACTTAGTTTTTGATCAGTTAATATGGGAGTTCGGTACAGATAAGAATCCAGACTGGGTACACGTATCTTACGAATCAAAAGGAAAGCAAAGAAAACAGGTTCTTAAAGCAATAAAAAAAAATGGCAAGACTGCTTATACTATTTATTAGTGTGTTATTACTTCATTCTTGTGCGTCTAGAAAGGTAGACGTATCTAAAGTGACTGTGGAGACTAAGATTGATAGTGTGTCTGAAGTAAAGGTAGACGGAACGTACGTTAAAGATAATAACGTAGTTGTAATAGAGTCTATAGATGAGGTTGAGTACACAGCAAAGGATACATCAAAGCCTATGGAAATTGACGGAAAGGTTTTTAAAAACGTAGTTATAAAGAGCAAGAAATCAAAAAAAGAAACCATAGATAAAACAAAAGAAATTTCAAAAGTATCTTCTGTAAAAAAGTTAAATGTAAAAAGAGAAGGTATTAAAAAAACTTTCGAAAAAAAGGTAGACAAAAAAGTAAACAATTTTGTTTATTTATGGTTATTACTCATACCTGTCGGAATGTATGTTTATAGACAGATCAAAAACAAAATATTCTTATAATGGCTAAGCAGACAGAATCAAACAAGAAGGAATCTAAAAGCATTAAGCGTCCAGGCGCTCATAGTAAAAGCAAGACTTCTAAATTAAAATCTAGCAAGAACTACGTTAAAAAGAACGTAGGTCAAGGAAAGTAGTATGACAAAAATAAGTACATATACATTAGACGAAAAGATAACCGCACTTGATAAGTGGATTGGATCTGATGTTAATCAACAGAACAGAACTAAAAACTTTACACCTAAGAAGTTAGCCGAGTACTTTAACGAAAATCAAGTTATTAATATTGGTGTTCCGTTACAGTATAAGTACTATACACTAGATCCTTTAGAAGCTAGACCTAACGGAACCTTGACGTTTATACCAGAGAGAGGAGCTACGGTTAATTTTTCTTCTATAAGTACATTTATTCTTAGTAAGTACACAATGAAACAGAACATAGTTTCTGACTTCCTTGATTTCTTAAATAAATGTGAGGTTCTTATATTCAAATCTAGCGATATTAATTCATTTGGATTTTATAAGATATCTGATATTGTAATATACGATGAGGAACCCAACTTCTTTACTGTTACTGTAGATTATAGAACAGGGCACGGTTTTATGGAGGAGGACGAGGACTACATGATATCTCTTGTTAGTTTAGATTCTGCTGTAGATAAAACATTTGTATTTACACAAGACACTCCTGCTAATCCATGGATAATCAATCACAATCTTGATAAATTTCCATCAGTAACAATGGTGCTATCTACTGGACAAGTAGGTATGGCTGATGTTAATTATATAGACGCAAACAACTTAACAATAACTTTTTCTGGAGATGAATCTGGAAAAGCATATATGAACTAACTATGGCAATACAGTTTTTAAACAATCTAAACCTCAACGACAACCAACTTCTAAACGCTAAGGTTCAGGTTGCGTCAACAGCTCCTACAGCTGCTAAGGGTCAAATATACTTAGACAGTACTACTAATGTAAATACGTTTAAGTACCACGACGGATCACAATGGATAGGTTTAAAGCAATTAAACTTAAACAACAGTACATTTATTAACCTATCTAATTTAAGCGCTACAGGAAGTAATGTCATTAGTTTAGAGGCAAGTTTAAACGCTACCGGGACTCCAGACAATACAAAATTCTTAAGAGGAGATAATACTTGGGCTGCTCCATTACAGTATGCTGGATGGACGTTATCTGGTAATACAGGAACTCCACAATCAATAGATTCTGGAAATACAGTTAGCATATTAGGTGGAACAGTTATGTCTACAGTAGCTAGTGCTGCAGATACATTAACTATCAACCACGCATCAGTATCAAGAATAAATACTACTTCTACAGCATCTCCATCAGCTGGCGCGACATTTACCGCAGTTGACAGTGTTACTAGTAGCGCTGAAGGACATATAACTGCTTTAAATTTAAAGACAGTTACATTACCATCTAACCCTACAATTACTTTAACCGGTGATGTTACAGGGTCTGGAACAACATCTATCGCAACTACGATTGCTTCTGGTGCTGTAGAATTCGCAATGATCGACCCCGCGGCGGTTATTACTTCAAGCGAAGGAATAGCTAGTAACAACAATGATGTTACACTACCAACGAGTGCCGCTGTAAAATCTTATGTTGATTCATCTTTAGTTGGATCTTTAATATTTCAAGGTGGGTATAACGCTGCTACAAATACACCAAATTTAGATTCACCTCCAACAGGTGTGATCAAAAAAGGTTTTATGTGGACAGTCACTGCTGATGGGTTATTCTTTACCGAACAAGTTAGAATTGGGGATTCATTAATTGCAAACATTGACACACCTACAACATTAGCAGATTGGACAAGAGTACAAAGCAATATTGATTTAGCTACACTTTCAACTGTAGGTATTGGTAATGTAAATGCAGGAACAGGTATTAGTGTATCTTATTCTAATGGCACAGCTACTGTAAGTACTACATCAATATCCGCTACTGGGCAGATTACAGCTGGATCTTTATCGGGCACTGTAACACATGCATTTGGTTTAAATACTATGGTACAAACATACGATGCAACATCCGGTGATACCGTATATTGTGACGTAACTAGAACAACAACTTCTGTAACAGCTACTATTGCAGCTGTAAATGCTAATAATATAATTATTTTAGTACAAAAAATAGGATAATAAAATATAATATATGAAATTTAAAAGCGATATAGAGGTCCAAGCGGGTCTGAAGGATTCTTCAGGCTCCAATGGTACTTCAGGCCAAGTACTATCTTCAAATGGAGCAACAGTTAGTTGGATAAACGAAAGCTTAGTTGCTAGCGATGTTCAGAACCAAGTTAAGGCAGGTGTCGCTATAAATAAAGGGCAGGCTGTCTATGTTACTGGAGCTGACGGAACAAATATAATTGTAGGGTTGGCATCAAATACTTCTGAAGCTACTTCTTCAAAAACATTGGGATTACTTAACGCTACAGTTGCTATTAACGGTTTTGCTGATGTTGTACAAATAGGCAGATTAGCTGGATTAGATACATCTGCTGCTACTGTTGGCGATCCTGTATGGCTTGGCACTAATGGTAATCTTATCTATGGATTAGCAAATAAACCTTATGCTCCTGCTCACTTAGTTTTTATCGGAGTTATCACTAGAGTAAATTCTAACAACGGAGAGATATTCATAAACGTACAAAACGGTTTTGAATTAAACGAAATTCACGATGTAGACATTAAAACCGATGTGCCAATTAATGGCGATGTACTTGGTTACAACGGAACATTATGGGTAAATAAAACGATTGCTGAGTGGCTAGGCTTTACACCAGTATCAGTATCAGGAACAGGAACAACAAATACACTACCTAAGTTCACAGGATCAACTACATTAGGTAACAGTTCTATCCAAGATTTAACAACAGGAGTATTAATTAATAATTCAATTACTGCTACTTCTGCTATTGCAAGAGGAACAAATTTAACTCCTACATTAGTAGCTACTGCAAATAATGATATATTAGTTGGATTGGATATTTCTCCTACTTTTACAAATGGAGCTTTTACTACTGTTACAAATGCGTCTTTACGACTTAATGGTACAAATCAAGGATTTATTTTTGCTGATTATGTTGGCGGAAATAGTAATTATGCAATATATCCAAAAACAATACCTAATGCCAATAATTTTGTTTTAAGGACTGATAGTTCTAATACAATTTTAAATGCGCCAGCTAGCAATGGTACTCTTTCACTTAGATTAGCTAATACTACTTTTGCTCAAATTTCTCCAACTTCAGGTAATTTTATACTTCAAAATGGCGGTACATTTACAGACGCTGGTTTTAGATTAGACGTTAACGGAACTGCAAGAGTACAAGGTGCTTTAACTGCTACTGCTGATTCTACTATTAATGGAGTAAATATAGGATTAGGTGGCGGAGCGGTTGCTTCTAACACAAGGGTAGGCACAAGCGCTTTAAATGCTAATACAACAGGTACTAATAATTCTGCCTTTGGAAATCAATCTTTGTTTTTTAATACAACTGGAGGTTTTAATACTGCATTTGGAGCTGGTTCGCTTAGAATAAACACAACTGGTTCTGTAAATACAGCGGTTGGATCGGAAGCATTATATAATAATAATGGAGGTCAAAATACAGCGGTTGGAGTATCGGCATTATACGGAAATACTACTGGAGGTCAAAATATTGCGTTAGGAAGAGATGCTGGAAGGCATATTGCTAACGGAACAACTGCAAATACAATATCTAATAATTCTATATTTTTAGGTTTTGCAACAAAAGCATTAGCGGACAATCAAACTAATCAAATTGTAATTGGTCATAACGCAATAGGTTTAGGTTCTAACACAACGATTATAGGTAATACATCGACAACTGCTACTGCTATTTACGGAGACTTATTGTTAGGCGGTACAACAGATAACGGAACAGATAAGTTACAAGTTACTGGTAGTGCAAATATTACAGGTCAATTAAAACTAGGCTCTACAATAACTAATGGCACTTTTACTTATACATTACCAGGAGCTACAGGAACATTAGCTTTAGCTGGAGACATTCCTACGTCTATAGTAACAACATTCTCAGCAGGTACAACAGGTCTTACACCAAATACAGCTACAAGCGGAGCTATAACATTAGGCGGTACTTTAGTTATTGCAAATGGAGGTACTGGATCAACAACTGCTGCTGGAGCAAGAACAAATTTAGGCGCTACAACAGTTGGGAGTAATATGTTTACATTAACCAATCCAGGTGCTATTACATTTCCAAGATTTAATGCTGACAATACTGTTTCTGCATTAGACGCTGCTTCTTTTAGAACAGCTATTGGAGCTGGTACAGGATCAGGCACAGTAACTTCGGTTGCTGCTTTGACTATAGGTACAACTGGAACAGATATAACATCAACAGTAGCTACAGGAACAACAACTCCGGTAATTACTTTAAATGTTCCAACTGCAAGTGCAACAAATAGGGGAGCGTTAAGTGCTGCTGATTGGACAACTTTTAATAGCAAAGCTCCAAGATATTCAAGCTATGTAATTGTAAGTCATTCGTCATATACTAATATATGTACAATTAACGGAGATGCTCTTGCTTCAGCTATAAAAATGTCTTTTCAAGGAACTTCTGGAGGAGTTGTTGTGAACACAACAGCAGAAATACTTGTCAATCATTACCAAGATATATCTATAACTTCTAATTCAGGATTTTATTCTCAATTAAATATTAGAATAGTAAGTAACAACAACGAATCTTATTCAATAGAGGCCCAAGTTATCGGGGCAGCTCAAGCAACGGGATTAAACATCGAAGTATTTCCTTTAAACAGTGAATCTGTTACATTCCAAGGAACATTAGTTACGGCAGGAACTACTCTTGTGCATACAACTAGACCTGGAATATATATTAGCGCTACAGGAGGGGATACTGGAACTATTTCATCTGGTGGTAATATAAATTCCGGTGGTGATGTAAACGTAGCCGGTATTTTAAATGTTGGATCGACAACTAATGTTTACCCTGTTATACAAAGAGGCTCAACACCTTCGGGATCACAAGGTATCGTATTAACAGCTGGAGCTAATAAATCCGCAGCTGGAGGAGGAATAACATTTGCAGACAATGCAGATAGCGGAGGCACTATAACTTTGGTTGGTAATTCAGGCGATATTTATGGAGGTGGTGTTAATATCACGGCTTACGGTCAATATAACGCTGCTAATATCATAACATTTGCAACAAGAAGTGGAGCAGGAACAACTGCTGAGCGTATGCGTATCTTTTCAGATGGAAATGTTTCTTTAGGTTCTTCAACACCAACAAATAATGGATATAGATTTCAAGTTAATGGAGGTCAATATGGAACTTATTTAAAAGGTGGTGATTACGGGACTGGTAGTACAATAGCAAATTTTGTAGATGCGGGCGGAACATCGGCAATGTATGTAAGAGGCGATAATAGAGTCGGTATTGGAACTGTAAGCCCTAACTATAAGTTGTCGGTAGTTCCTTTAGCTACTTATGGAAATGCTGAAGATGGGAATATAAGTATAAGTGCTTCTGCAAGTGGAGGAACAGTATCGGCACCTACAACTGCTGGAGGTATAGTTTTTGGAGATCAAAATGTAACTAATGGATACGCAGGAAGAATAGCTGTAATACAGAATAGCCCATCAAACTCTACCGCATCACAAATGCGGTTTTATACAAATAGCGGAGGTGGAAATAATTCTACAGCCGAACGTGTGCGTATTACATCTGCTGGTGATGTAGGAATAGGAGCTGTTTCTCCTAGGGTTAAATTAGACGTAGAAGCATATACTGCATTTATGTCTTTGTCTTCAGCTATAAATTCAGAAGCTACTACAGTTGACCAACAAATAGGAGGAATTGATTTTAGAAAACATTATGCTTTAGCTATAAGCGGATCTATAAGGTTATTGCAATCCGGCGGAGTTAATAATTATTCTCAAGGTCATTTAGCTTTTTATACAAATGACGGATCTACGCCTTTTGGAAGCGTGCCTCCTGAAAAAATGCGAATTACTTCGAATGGAACTGTACTAATAGGCACAACCACAGACGCAGGGTATAAGTTAACACTAAAGGGTACTGCTGGAATAGGTCAATTTACAAATGGGACTGCTGCAATTGATGCTTATGGGTCTATTGCTTATTATGGGTGTAATACTGCTACTAATGGTATTAGAATAAATTCAGTCGGTGATTTATTAGTTGGTAAAACAGGAGGGTGGACTGAAAATGGTTTTCAAACTGAAGCAGGGGCAACTACGGTAGGTATAACAAATAATTCTACGGCAAACAATATATTTTTAAGAAAAAATGGTGTTTCTGGAAATGTAATTGCGTTTTATTATGATGGTACTGGTGTTGGTTCTATTGCTATAACATCATCTACAACAGGTTATTATACAAGTTCAGATTATAGACTTAAACAAGATTTAAAATCTTTTAACGGATTAGATTTAGTTTCTAAAATAAAAGTTTATGATTATGAATGGAAATCAGATGAAACTCGCTCTTATGGAGTTATAGCTCACGAATTACAAGAAGTAATACCACAAGCAGTAACTGGAGATAAAGATGCGGAAAAAATGCAATCAGTAGATTATTCAAAATTAGTTCCTATATTAGTAGCATCTATTCAAGAACTAAAAGCAGAAATTGAACTTTTAAAATCTAAATTGTAATGGGTTGGAGTGATTTAGCAAATAATCAAATGGTAAGTTATGCGGATGCTCAGAGCGGAGGGTTTACTCTTAAACCTGGGCAGTCTTCTGTAACTTCAAACCAGTGTATGACAAAGAACGATGCTTTTACTAAATATAATTTGGCAACAACATCTAATACAAACACTGTCGCTTCAAATCAATTAATGAGAAAAGATTATTGGACAGCGGCTACAGTATTACCGTATTCCTATACATTGTATTATCAGACACAGGCGGATGTTAGCCTTTTTGGATTTACTACAAGTTCCGCTGCGTGTTCTTCTGTATCTCCATCTATAACAGTATATTCTAGTTCAAGCACTATAGCAGCGGGAATGGCTTTATTTTATGATCAATATGGCAATAATCAAATATACGCTTCTAGTTATGCTGCAAGTGATCCTTATTTTAAGTTAAACAATTCTTTGGTAAGATTTCAACAAAATGACCCTGAAACACTTCAAGGCTATGTCTTATACGATGTATCAACATGTATTGTGAATTCAGTGGTATTTAGTAGCCTTTATTCTTATACAGGAAGTTCAAGTGCTAGTTATAGTGGAACAGTTACTATTACTGGAGCAAGTGCTACGTTTAACGCAAGATCAACGTCTACGGGTAACTTTAGTACGGATACAAACATAAACATTGGGGGTAATGCTAGAAGAGCAAGACAAACAACAACTGGAACATTAGATTCAACAACATTTACATTAAGTCCAGGGACATATAGTTATACATTCTCTTGTCAAGTTACAGGAGGAGGAACCGGTATAGGTCAAATAATATTTACACAATAAACCAATAAATAAACAAATAAACAAACAACAATGAAAACAATCGAAGCAGTATCCATTTGGGATAACGGAACAGTACAACAAGCAACTATCTTAAATGCTTATGCAGTAAATGTAACATTGAATACGTCTGCAACATTTTATTACTCTTTAATGGCTCAAACTGCAGAAGGTAATGTAGGAATGCAATTAGCTCAAGGTAACTTAACTATGACAGGAGAAGCTTATACTGACTGGACAGTTGATAATTATGCTTGGGATTGGATTGCAGAACAATTAAATCTTGTAATTACGGGAGAATATGTTCCGCCAGTTCCACCAGAACCAATTGTAGAAGAAGTAGTTGCTGAGGAAGCAGTAGTTGAAGAAACTCCAGTAGTAGAGTAACTAGTATGACAAAGATTAGTCAATTCCCAGACGATAGCGAAATTACAGTAGACGACAAGTTAGTCGGAACTGACGCTGAGAATAGTTTAGAAACTAAAAACTTCACGTTTGCTGATGTAATTAGTTTTCTACAACAGAACCTTTTAATATTAAACACCCCATCGCTAACTGGCGTGCCTGAGTATGCAGATAATGCAGCGGCAGTTACCGCTGGACTAGTAGTTGGTAGGGTATACAGAACGGCAGATATTCTAAAAATCGTACATTAAAAAATAATTTTGTATATTTGCCAATAAATTTAAATCAAAATGAAAAAAGCAGAAGAAAAAAAATCAATTGAAGAAAAAGAATTAAAGAAGTTACAAGAACTTGAGTCATTCTTTAAAAGTGCTAATGAGGCGTTAGGTCAATTAACAACAGATTACGAATTCAAGAAGTCTGACGTTTTGAGACAGGTTAACGAAAAGTTAATCAAACAAGACGAACTTAAAAAAGAACTAGCTGGGATCTACGGAGAAAATATCTCTATAAACATTAACACAGGGGAGATCTCTGAAGGTGAAGCTCAGGCATAATGTTCGACATTAGAAAAATAACAATAGGGGCTGACTACAAGAGTAATGGTATGCATTACATTGTAGGTCAGCTTGTATTGAATAATTCCCACACAATACATCACATACGACTAGACGATAGCACAGGAGGAATAAAGATCTGGATAGAGAAGGAAGACGAAGTATTTCTCTGGAAAGAATTTAATGCTAACATGCCAATCTCTATAGAGTATAACATCAACTTCTAATGAAATCCCCAAACATGTTCATCGTAAGACCTTTGAATGGAAGGAGATACGATAATATAAAGAACATAGGAGGAGTAGACTTAATTACTAGTGTATCTCAGGAAGACCACGAGTCATCAAATAGATACGCTGAGGTAGTCGAAACACCTATTAACTATTCAGGAGAAATAACTAAAGGAGACGTACTACTTGTACATCATAATGTATTTAAGCTGTATTACGACATGAAAGGAAGAGAAAAGAGTGGCGCAAGCTACTTTAAGGACGACTTATTCTTTGTTGACCAAGAACAATTCTTTATGTACAAACATAATGATGTATGGAAGGCTCACTCTAAGTACTGTTTTATTAAACCTACAGAATCAAAAGAATCAATAATTAAAAAGAACTGTAAGGAAGAACCTCTTATAGGAACTATTGCTTATATAAATAACGAACTACTATCTCTAGGACTTAATGTCGGAGATGAAATTGCATTTGAACCGGATAGTGAATATCCTTTTACTATAGAAGATCAAAAACTATACAGGATGTTTACTAATAACATCACACTTAAATGGAATTAAAAGAAGAAGATAATTGTATATTATACAGACATATAAGACTAGATAAAAATGAAGTTTTTTATATAGGAATTGGTAAACAGAAAAATAGACCTTACGAATCAGGATCTAAAAGATCTTTATTTTGGCATAGAGTAACTTCTAAAACAAATTACGAAGTAGAAATATTATTTGATAATCTATCTTGGGATCAAGCTAAAGAAAAAGAAAAGGAGTTTATAAAAATATACGGGAGAAGAGATTTAAATTCTGGAACATTAGTTAATATGACAGACGGAGGTGATGGGAATATCAATCCTTCTTTATCTAGAAGGTTAAAAATGGCAGATGAATCGAGAAATAGAGTATGGACTGATGAATCAAGAAGTAAATTATCTAAATCTAAATCAGGAAAGAATCATCACATGTATGGAATAAGGGGAGATAAAAATCCATTATACGGAAGAAAGCATTCTGAAGAAACTAAAAATAAAATATCTAAAGCTAGATTAGGTTTTGTAACTGATAGAGAAGTTGTAAATAAAATAGCAGATAAACTTAGAGGTAGAAAAAGAAGTCCTCACATAGGATTAGCTATATCAGAATCCAGATCAAAAATAGTATTAGATACTCAAAACGGAATATACTATAAAAATGCAAAAGAAGCTGCTGAAATTTTAAATGTAAAATACAGTACAATTAGATGTTGGTTAAACGGAAGTAGAAAAAACATAAGTAATTTAATTTATGTATAATGGATGAATCTAAAGATTTAAAATTAAGAATTATATCAGCTGGATATAAAGCTGTAGAAGAGTTAATAAAAGTTGCTGAAGATACAATTATAAGAGGTGGAGATGATGATCTTTCATCTGATAAATTAAAGAATGCGGCAGCTACAAAACGTTTAGCTATAGAAGATGCTTTTAGTATTCTTAACAGAATAGAGCAAGAATCTGAAAAACTAAACGAGTATCCTAAAGAAGTAGCTAAGCCAGAACCTAAAATACAAGGATTTGCAGAAAAACGATCAAAATAATTTATACTCGGTTGTAAAGAATCATATTCCTCCAACTGTGCTGGCTAATAAGAACAATAAAAAATCTTGGCAGTACGGATACGATGAGAAGTATGACATGATTGTTATATCTAAGAACGGAACCATAGGCGAAGTTTATAATATAAACGGACTACTTATAGCTCTACCTAAAACTCCAGATGTAGTATACTCTAGAGATAAGAAAAAAGAAAATCAATACTGGCAACCATTTGAATATCCTAAAGAGTTAGATAAAATAAAGTCTATATTTCATTGGCATGATATGCCTAATGATTTTAAATCTAAGTGGGTTGACTATATAGAGACTGAGTTCGACAGAAGAGAAAACGGATTCTTCTTCATGAATAATGGAGTAGAGACTTATATGACCGGGTCTCACTACATGTATTGTCAGTGGACAAAGATTGACGTCGGACTTCCTGACTTTCGTGAGGCTAATAGAATATTCTTTATTTACTGGGAGGCATGTCGTGCAGACGATAGATGCTTCGGTATGGTTTACTTAAAGATTAGACGTTCTGGATTTTCTTTTATGGCTTCATCGGAGGCTGTAAATATAGCTACATTAGCGAAAGACGCTAGGATTGGTATCCAGTCTAAGACAGGGGGTGACGCTAAGACTATGTTTACTAATAAGGTTGTTCCTATATCTAGCAATCTACCATTCTTCTTTAAACCAATCATGGATGGTATGGACAAGCCTAAGACTGAACTTGCCTTCAGGGTTCCTGCGTCTAAGATTACAAAGAAGAATATGTACGAAAGTTCAGAAGCTGAACTAGAAGGATTAGATACATCTATTGACTGGAAGAACACAGCTGACAACAGTTATGACGGTGAGAAATTAGTATATCTTGTTGAGGACGAGTCTGGTAAGCTAGAAGCTCCTAACAATATCCTTAACGGATGGCGAGTTAGAAAGACTTGTCTTCGTTTAGGTAGTAGAATTATCGGTAAATGTATGATGGGTTCAACTCCTAACGCGCTTGCTAAGGGTGGATCTAATTTTAAGAAGCTATACGAGGATTCAAATATAAAAACACGTAACGAGAACGGCCAGACAAAATCCGGAATGTATTCATTATATATTCCAATGGAGTGGAACTTCGAGGGTTATATTGACAGATACGGAATGCCTGTATTTAGAAAGCCAGAAACTCCGGTAACCGGGATAGACGGAAGACTAATAACAAACGGAGCCATAGACTACTGGGAGAATGAGGTTGCATCTTTAAAGAATGATGCAGACGCATTGAATGAGTTTTATAGACAGTTCTCCAGAACAGAGTCTCACGCGTTTAGAGATGAGAGCAAGGCGTCTTTGTTTAACTTAACAAAGATCTATCAACAGATAGACTATAACGACTCTCTAATCAGAGATCAGATACTAACTAGAGGATCGTTTCACTGGAAGAATGGAGAGAAGGACACTCAGGTTATTTGGACTCCAGATCCAAGGGGTAGATTCCTTGTTTCATGGATCCCTAATTCAGCAATGCAGAACCAAGTAGTTTATAAAAATGGAAACAAGTACCCTGGTAATGAGCACATTGGTGCTTTTGGTTGTGACCCTTACGATATATCCGGAACTGTCGGTGGAGGAGGATCTAACGGATCTCTACATGGACTTACTAAGTTTAATATGGATAATGCTCCTAGTAACCATTTCTTCCTTGAGTATATAGCTCGCCCTCAGACGGCAGAGATATTCTTTGAAGAGGTTCTTATGGCCTGCATATTTTATGGGATGCCAATTCTAGTAGAGAACAATAAACCTAGGCTGCTATATCACTTTAAGAACAGAGGCTATAGAGGATTTTCAATGAACAGACCGGATAAGCACTTTACCAATCTATCAAAGACAGAGCGTGAGCTTGGAGGAATACCAAACTCATCTGAAGATGTTAAGCAGTCGCACGCGGCCGCTATTCAATCTTATATAGAGAAGTATGTCGGAATGGATACTGAAGGAACTTATAGAGACTCTGATGAGATGGGCGACATGTACTTCACTAGAACTATAGAGGAGTGGGCTAAATTTGATATAAATAACAGGACTAAATTTGACGCTGCAATCAGTTCAGGACTAGCTATTATGGCTAATCAGAAGAACATATACTTGGCGGCAAAGAAAGAGTCGAAAATAAGTGTTAATTTTGCAAAGTATAATAACTCAGGAACTAGAAGTGAACTTATTAGATAATGGCATACTTATACAGACATATTAGATTAGATAAGAACGTTCCGTTTTATATTGGTATAGGAATAGACAATACTTACTATAGAGCTAACTCTAAGAAGAGTAGGAATGATCATTGGAATAAGATAATCAATAAGACAGATTACGAAGTTGAAATATTATTTGAGCATGATGATTACGATTTTATAAAAGAAAAAGAAATTGAATTTATTGCTTTACACGGAAGAAGCGATTTAGCGTTAGGTACTTTATGTAATCTAACAAATGGAGGTGATGGATGTTTAGGTTTAGTTCATTCAGATGAAGCTAAATTAAAAATGAGTATTCCTAATAAAGGAAAGATAATTTCTGAAGAACAAAGAAGAAAAGTTTCTGAGTTTCAAAAAGGAAGAGTTCATAGTTTAGAATCTAGAAAAAAAATGTCAGAGGCTGTCATGGGCGAAAAGAATCACATGTACGGAAAAAAGATATCAGAAGAAACTAGACAAAAGAAAATAAAATCAGCTAAAAGGGGTTCTGAAAATGTAACTGCTAAATTAACTGATCAAGATGTTTTAAGGATAAGAGAAATATACTTAACCAAAAAATACAGTCATATAAAGTTAGCTGAAATGTACAATATATCTAAAAGTAACGTATATTCCATATTGAAAAGAAATACTTGGAAACATATATAATATAAATGAAAGACGTAAAAATAAATATCCCTGCGACTAGTTTTCCAAATCAATTCGCATCTGACAAAGAAAAAGAGACCTTTGAATACGGTCTAAAGATCTCACAGTCAATACAATACGAGTGGTTTTTCAAAACAGGTAATAACTCAAGATTCTACGATCAATGGGGTAACTTCCATAAGCTAAGATTATACGCAAGGGGTGAGCAGTCTATAGGTAAGTATAAGGACCAGATAGCCGTTGATGGTGACTTGTCTCATACCAACCTTGACTTTACTCCGGTACCTATTATACCTAAGTTCGTTGATATCGTTGTCAACGGAATGAATGACAGATTATTTAAGCCTAAGGCCTACGCTCAGGACGCTATGTCTATGGAGAAGAGATCTAAGTATCAGGACATGATACAGGCTGACATGGTATCTAAGGATATGTTGATTCAAGTTAAGGAGCAGTTTGGCGTTAATGCATTTGATACTAATCCTGATGACTTACCTGAGAATGATGAGGAGCTTTCATTATATATGCAGCTTAAGTATAAGCCTGCTATTGAGATAGCCGAAGAAGAGGCTATTAACACTGTACTTGACGAAAATAAATATAACGAAACTAGAAAGAGAGTAGACTATGATATCGCTACAATTGGTATTGGTATGGCTAAGCACATGTTCCTTCCTGGTGACGGAGTAAGAATAGAGTATGTTGATCCAGCTAACGTAGTGTATAGCTACACAGAGGACCCTTACTTTAAGGACTGTTTTTATTGGGGAGAAATTAAGACGGTTCCAATTACAGAGCTTGTTAAAATAGACCCTACACTTACCAACGAAGATTTAGAAGAAATTTCTAAGTACAGTCAGTCGTGGTATGATTATTATAACTCAGCTCAATTTTATAATAATAGCTTATTCAGTAATGACACAGCTACTTTATTATATGTAAACTATAAGACAACCAAGAAGATAGTATACAAGAAAAAGATACTTGAAGACGGAAGTTTTAAAATGATAGAAAAAGACGACACGTTCAATCCTCCACAAGAGATGATGGATGAAGGTCGTTTCGAAAAAATAGAGAAGACTATCGATGTTTGGTATGACGGTGTTATGGTTATGGGTACTAATATCATGTTAAAGTGGGAGTTATCTCGAAACATGGTTAGACCTAAATCAGCTTCACAACACGCTATACCTAATTACGTAGCGGTTGCTCCAAGAATGTATAAAGGAAACATAGAGTCTCTTGTTAAGAGAATGATTCCTTTTGCTGATTTAATTCAGATGACACACTTGAAGTTACAACAAGTTATTGCTAAAGTAGTTCCTGACGGTGTATTCATTGACGCTGACGGACTTAACGAGGTTGACTTAGGTAACGGGGCAGCATACAATCCAACTGAAGCATTGAGATTATACTTCCAGACGGGTAGTGTAATTGGTAGAAGTTACACAGGAGATGGAGAATTCAATAATGCCAGAGTTCCAATTCAAGAACTTAACTCTAATAGTGGGCAAGGTAAAATATCTAGTTTAGTAGGTAGTTATAATCACTACCTAAGTATGATTAGAGACGTAACAGGATTAAACGAGGCTAGAGACGGATCAAATCCTGACCCTAACTCATTAGTAGGTGTTCAGAAGTTAGCTGCTCTTAATTCTAATACAGCTACAAGACACATACTAGAGTCTAGCTTATTTGTTACTAAATCATTAGCTGAAGCTATCTCATATAGAGTAGCTGATATTTTAGAATACTCTGATTTTAAAGAAGAGTTTATCAATCAAATTGGTAAATATAACGTAGGTATACTAGACGAAATTAAGGACTTATATATTTATGACTTTGGTATTTTTATCGAGGTATCGCCAGACGAAGAAGAAAAGGCTCAGTTAGAACAGAATATTAGTTTGGCATTATCTCGTGACTCTATTTACTTAGAGGATGCGATTGATATTAGAGAGATGAGAAATCTTAAACTAGCTAATCAGTTGCTTAAACTTAAGAGAAAGAAGAAGGAAGAGCAACTGCAAAAGAACGAGCAGGCTAAGCAACAAATGCAAGGTCAGATCCAAATGCAGTCACAACAAATGGCAGCTCAGACTGCAATGCAAAATATACAGGCTGAGACTCAGTCAAAAATGCAGATTAAGCAGGCAGAGGTTGCCTATGAAATAGAGAAGATGAAGAGTGAGGCTCAATTAAAGATGGAGCTTATGCAGATGGAATTCCAAATGCAGATGCAACTTAAAGGAGCTGAATTCGAAACTACCAAAACAAAAGAGCAATTAAAAGAAGAGGCTAAAGACAAACGTATAAGTCTACAAAACACACAGCAGTCTAAACTAATTGATCAACGAAAAAATAATCTTCCTCCAATGAACTTTGAGTCTACAGAGGACAGTTTAGATGGGTTTGACCTAGCTGAATTCGAGCCTAGATAGTATAAAATTATAATTAAGTAACTTTGCAAAAAATTAAATCAAATGGAAAACACTTTTACTGTAAGGGACCTAGGTGTCGCCGAGCAAAAATCAGTACAGGAAGTTGAACAAGAGTTATTGGATAAGCATGAGGAGAGTATTGCTGAACCAGAGCATGTAGAAGTTCAAAACGAACCTGAAGTAGAATTACCAGCAGAGCCATCAAGGGCAGAGCTAGAAGATAATGACGTTCTTTCATATATTAAAAACAGATACGGAAAGGAAGTAAACTCTATTAATGATCTTATCGCAGAGAGAGAAGAGAAGAAAGAGGACTTACCAGAGGACGTAGCTGCGTATTTTAAATACAAAAAAGAAACTGGACGTGGAATTGAAGATTTTGTTAAACTAAACAGAAACTTTGACGACATGGATCCAGATGATTTATTAGTTGAGTACTACTCTCAAACAGAAGAGGACTTAGATAGAGATGATATTCAATATATGATCGAAGATAAGTTTGCTTACGATGAAGAGTTTGATGATCCAAAGGACATCAAGAAAAAGGAAATCGCTAAGAAAAAAGAGCTTGCTAAAGCTAAGAAGTTTTTTGATGAGTATAAGGAAACATATAAGACGCCTCTTGAGTCAAAAGGTAGTTCTGTTTCTGATGACGAAAAAGAAGCTTACGAGGCTTACAAGAAATATGTTCAAGATTCCAGTAATCAACAAGAAGAGAATCTTAGAAAGTCTCAATACTTTCAAAAGAAGACTGAAGAACTTTTCTCTGATGAATTCAAAGGTTTTGATTTCAATGTAGGAGATAAGACAATTAAGTTTTTACCAGGAGACGTTACAGAGACTAAGAAGGCACAATCTGATGTTACCAATTTTATATCTAAGTATTTAGATGAGAATGGATTGATTTCAGACCACGTTGGTTATCATCGTTCATTAGCTGCCGCTATGAATCCAGAAAAAGTTGCTAAGTTCTTTTACGAACAAGGTAGAGCAGAGGCGTTATTAGATAACACCAAAAGAATTAAGAATATTGATATGGAGATGAGAAATTCTCCTCAATCAATTGCTCAGTCTGGATTTAAAGTTGTTGCATCTGATGGAGATAGCGGAAGAGGACTAAGAATAAAAAGTAATAAAAAATAACAAACAAAACTAAAACAAAATGGCTGGATCAGTACAAGCAACCCCAGGGTTTGCATTACAACCTAGTGCTACAAGACAAACATTAAGCACTAACTACATCACAAATTTCGACTTCTTGAATCAGTATCTTCCTGATACTTACGAGAAAGAATTCGAGCGTTACGGAAATCGTTCTGTTGCATCTTTCTTAAGAGCAGTAGGAGCTGAGATGCCGTCTAACTCAGACCTTATCAAATGGGCAGAACAAGGTCGTCTTCACACTAAATACATTGACTGTTCTTCTGATGCAGCTGTAGGTGGAGATACTGCTACAATTACAGTTGATGACGCATTAACAGGATCTATCGCTTTCAAACCAGGGCAAACAGTTTTCTTATCAGATAACGCTGCTGCTGCTAACTCAAACAAAGCTATCATTACTTCTGTTGATTATGCTGCTGGTACTTTTGACGTAGCTTACTACGAGGCTGCTGGACAGTCTTTCGCTGCTACTGCTACAGTAACTGCTTTCGTTTATGGTTCTGAATTCAAAAAAGGAACTGAAGGTCAAACTGAATCTTTAGAGGCTCAAGATGATATCTTCGAAAACAGCCCAATCATCATCAAAGAGAAATACGCTGTTTCTGGTTCTGACATGGCTCAAATCGGATGGGTTGAAGTAACTACTGAAAATGGTGCTACTGGATACTTATGGTACATTAAATCTGAGCACGAAACTCGTTTGCGTTTCGAAGATTACTTAGAAATGTCTATGATCGAAGCTGTTCCTGCTGAGGCTAACTCTGGAGCTGTAGCTAATACTGCTTTTGGAAACAAAGGATCAGAAGGTTTATTCTACGCTGTAGGACAAAGAGGTAACGTATGGTCAGGCGGTAACCCAACTGCTTTATCTGATTTTGACGCTATCATCCAACGTTTGGATAAGCAAGGAGCTATCGAAGAGAACGTATTGTTCATCAACCGTCAATTCTCTTTTGATATCGACGATATGTTGGCTGCTCAAAACTCTTACGGAGCTGGTGGAACATCTTACGGATTGTTCGACAACGATAAAGAAATGGCATTAAACTTAGGATTTACAGGATTCCGTAGAGGTTACGATTTCTACAAAACTGACTGGAAATACTTAAACGACGCTACACTTAGAGGTGGAGTTGTTGGAGGTGCTATCAATGGTGTATTAGTTCCTGCTGGATCTACTACTGTTTACGATCAAGTACTTGGTAAAAACGCTAAACGTCCATTCTTACACGTTCGTTATAGAGCTTCTGAAACTGAAGACAGACGTTACAAAACTTGGATTACTGGTTCTGCTGGTGGAGCACAAACTTCTAGCTTAGATGCTATGGAAGTTCACTTCTTGTCAGAAAGAGCTTTATGTACTTTAGGTGCTAACAACTTCTTCTTGTTCGAGAACTAGAAAATAGTTATAATAAGCCAGGGTGTAACAGCCCTGGTTATTTTTTAAATTTAAATCTTATCAAATGGCAAATCAAATTTCAAGTGCGGATAAAATATACGTACTTAAGAAAAAAAACACCCCGCTATCTTATATGTTAGCATCAAGAAACACACGTAGATCTCCGTTACTACACTTTGACGGAAAATCAAACAGACCTTTAAGATATGCAGTTAACCAAAGAAGCCCGTTCGAAGACGAACAGGATGGTAACGCTATTTTAGAACCTATTGTATTTGTTGACGGTGCCTTAAAGGTATCAAAGACAAATCCAGTACTACAATATTTTTTAGAACTACATCCTGGTAATGGTCAGGTATTTGAAGAGGTAAACACTGAAAAGGATGCTTCATCTGATATCGACAAATTAACAAGCGAATTAGACGCTCAAATTGCAGCAAGAGACTTAGATATTGACTCTTTAGAGGCTGTAGCTAGAGTTCTATTAGGATCTAAAATTGATAAAATGTCTACTGCTGAATTAAAGCGCGACGTATTTGTTTATGCAAGAAATTATCCAATGTCATTCTTAGAGATGTTGAACGATCCAATGCTACAACTAAGAAATACATGTGCTAAATTCTTTGAGTACGACTTATTAAAGTTAAAGAATAAGGGTAGAGATATCTACTTTAATCTTCCACAAAACAAGAAAAAATTATTGACTGTCCCATTCGGAGAGAATCATATTTACATATTAGCTTCTTACTTACAGACAGATGAAGGTATTGAAGTGTTAAGATTACTTGAGAATAAAATCGAGTAAATTACTTTTCTTTTTGCATTTAAAGGCGCTCTTTTACAGGGCGCTTTTTTTTATTATCTTTGTAAAAAGTTTTTAAGAATGATAAACTCAGTAAGAAACACTGTATTATCTGTTGCTAATAAGAATAACTTCGGGTATATTACTCCGGATGACTTTAACTTATATGCTAAACAGGCTCAGCTAGATATATTCGAAGATTATTTCTATCAGTATAATACATGGATATTAAAACAAAACGCTAGACAATCAGGAAGCGGATATGCAGATATAGTTAAGAATGTTGAAGAGGTTATTGATAGCCTGTCTTCTACTGCTACATTATCATACAGCAGCCCATCATTTGTTTTGCCTAGTAACTTCTACTATTTAAACACTGTAAGATACGGATCAAAGGAAATAGATAGGGTATCACAAGATAAGATACTAAATCTATTATCTTCTAATCTTACAAGTCCATCTGTACTATATCCAGCGTATGTTCTAGAAGGTAACCATATAAAAGTATACCCTTCATCAATACAATCAAACGTATCTACTCAGTACATTAGATATCCTAAGGATCCTAAGTGGACGTATACATCTTTATTAGGTGGAGAGCCGTTATTTAATCAATCAGCTTCTGACTATCAGGACTTTGAACTTCCATTAACAGACGAACCATTGTTAACAGCTAAGATACTTCAGTTTGCTGGAATATCTATTAGAGAAGCGGATGTGTTCTCGTTTGGCACAAGTGAAGAAGTTAAGAACCAACAAACTCAAGGATAGATATGGCATATTTAACTGGTTATCAATACTATGAGAACTCAGGTAACATACCTGAAAATGAAAACTGGGGATCGTATCAGTATGTTTCCCTAGACGATATTGTAAATAATTTTATGTTAATGTATGTTGGCAACGACAAGTTAATAAATAACGTACAAAGATATAACGTATTATTTCACGCAAAAAGAGGAATTCAAGAAATAAACTACGATGCTCTTAAAGAAATCAAGGTACTAGAAATTAGTATCTGTGACGATCTTAAGTTTATATTGCCAAACGACTATGTAAATTACGTTAGAATATCATTATATAAAGATGGTGTATTACGACCGCTTACTGAAAACATTCAAACGAATTATAGTAATAGTTATTTACAGGATAATAACTGTAGGGTTTTATTTGATCAGGACGGAAATATATTGGAGGGAACTTCTATTTTAGATTACGATAGGGTTACTGACAAACAAAAAACAATGTATCCTGGAAGCGGAATGTATGCTGGTAGAGAAGGTGTAAATATAGATCAGAACTGGTACTTCGATTACTCTATTGGAGCTAACTACGGTTTAAACACAGAGACAGCTAACGTCAATCCAACATATAGAATTGATAAAGCTTCAGGAGTTATTAATTTCGGTTCTGGTATGGCCGGAGAGTTATGTATTTTAGAATATATTTCTGATGGAATGCAGGACGGTGATGATTCTAAGGTAAGCATCAATAAGATGGCCGAAGAGTTTATATATGCTTACATTAAGTATGCTATACTAAATGCTAAGGTTGGAGTTCAGGAATATATAGTTAACAGAGCTAAGAAGGACAAAACAGCCCTTCTAAGAAACGCAAAAATAAGATTGAGTAATATTCATCCGGGAAGACTTTTGATGAATATGAGAGGTCGTGATAAATGGATTAAGTAATATATATGGCAAATATTGATGTAAATTTTATTGCCGGTAGAATGAACAAAGATTTTGATGAGCGCGTAATCCCTGCTGGGGAATATGTAGACGCGTTAAATATTAGAGTCGGATCTACTGAAAATAATAGTGTAGGGGCTGTAGAAAATGCTAAGGGAAATATTAAGCTTACTAACTTACAGTATAACGGAACTTCTCTTATAGATGCTAAATGTATTGGCGCATATGAGGATGGATCTAATGAAACGCTATACTGGCTTGTAGCATCTGCTACTGTTGATATAGTAGTATCATTTAATGCAGAAAAAAACTTACTAAAGTACCATGTAGTATCTGAAGACGTACTTAACTTTGACCATAAGTACTTAGTTACAGGTATTAACTTAATCGATGACTTACTATTCTGGACGGATAATTTAAATCCTCCTAGAAAAATAAACGTAAATAGAAACTACCCCGAACCAATAGGCGGCGTAGATCAAATTGATGATAGTGATATATCTGTGATAGTCGCTCCTCCTTCATCAGCGCCTACAATATCATTACTTACTGTACCTAGGGAAGAGAATTATATGACTGATAAGTTCATATCTTTTGCTTATAGATACAAATATAAGGATGGTGAGTATAGTGCTTTATCTCAGTTTAGTGATATAGCATTTGAACCTGGAGCATTTGGACTTGATTATTCTACATTTGAGAATTCAGGAATGCAGAATATATTTAACTCTGTTAATGTAAAGTTCAATACTGGTACTGATAATGTCGTTGGTGTAGATATCTGCTTTAAACTATCAGACTCTAGTGTAATAAATGTTGTAGAAAAATACAACAAATCTCAAGAAGGGTGGGCTGATAACAAAATAGAACAGATTACATTTACAAATAAAAAAATATATACAACCCTTACAGAGAGCGAGCTGCTTCGTACGTTTGATAACGTGCCTAGATTAGCTAAGGCTCAAACAGTCATGGGTAATAGGTTAATGTATGGAAACTATGTTGATGGTTACAACATTACAGACGAAGACGGTAACGAAATAGACATTGACTACAACTTAGATTTAATGTCTGAGAATATAGGATTTGTTGAACTTCCTATTACATTAAATAGCGGAGTTAACTATACAATAGATCCATCTAGTACAAAGACTGTAAACGACTCTCAGTTTAATATAGATTTAACAGGTATGCCGCTAGTTAGTGGATCATACCTTTCTATAACTGTAAACTTACAACATGACTCATACTCAGGAGATGCTTCGTATACGAATCCTCCTAGAAATGATTTTGAATATGAGTTAGTATTTAATATTCAAAAAAATTACAGTAGCGTTAATGAGTTGGCTACTAGTCAAGAATTTATAGACGCAATATCAACTCATAAAATATATGCTGACGCGTGTTCTGGAACTTCATTAACAGATTTCTTTAACTGTCAGTTGATTACAAAGGCGGGATGGAGTGAAATAGGAACTGGTATATCTAACGCTACTGGCGGATTTACTATATCATCTACATTAGGTTCTGATATTATAAGCATTCAGATTCCAGCTATCAAGTTTGGATACGAGGCAACTCCAGGTCAATTTGTATATGCTTATGAGTACCTTGCAAATACTAATACTTATGCTAGCTTTTCAGCTATAGGATCTAATCAGAGCCTTCATAGTAATAGGGATTATGAGGTAGCTATTGTATACATGGATGAATATAACCGTAGTTCAACTGCCCTAGTAGATACAAATAATACAGTATTTATTCCTCCGTATAATTCAGATAAAAAGAATTATATAAGAGCAAGTATAATTAGTAAAGCTCCAAGCTGGGCTAAGAAGTATAAGTTTGTAGTAAAGCCTTCAAAAAGTCAGTATCAGGTTGTATACTCTAATCTTTTCTTTCAAGAAGACTCAGGATTTACTTGGTTTAAATTAGAAGGAGATAATAGAAGTAAGGTACAAGAAAACTCAACGCTTATTGTTAAGGCAGACTCTAATGGGGTATTAAATAGTTTAGTAAAAACTAAGGTTCTTGCATTAGAGGCACAACCTAGAGACTTTATAAAAGACAATAAGAATTCAGCAGGTCAAGATATTATAGAGCCAGCAGGAATGTATATGAGGCTTAAGGCTTCTAATTTTTCGGCTGCATATACTGAGAACTCATTTATAGATGAGGGAGAAATAAGTGAAGCTGGAAGCTACGCTAATTTATCTTATCCTTGTTATATAGATAATCCATTATTTGGACAACCTGGAGAATTACAATTTGCTCCTTACGATATACCAGCTGGAAGTTTAATAAATATTAACTTTAAACTAACTAGAGAAGCTGCCGTAAGCAGTTGTGGTAATAGAACGTATACATTTAATAAGTCGTTTACAGCATCTCAAGATTACACTAGTTTATATACCTTTATAATAGGGGATCAAATAAACTTAGAAGCAGGAGATAGTACGGGTGGTGATGATACGGTAAATAAAAACGACTTTAATAAGAACTTAGTTAGTCCTTATACAGGTGATATTAACGCCATACCAGGTACTAACCAATACGAATTTCAACAAGATACTACTGACGGAAGGTTATTCTTCGTAATGAAGAGTGGTACGCCTAACTGTAGTGGTAAGAAGTCAAGAGTGTCTTGTCAAATACAAGTACAAAGAACTGAATCATTAATCATATTTGAAACAGAAGCCGCTGATGCTAATGGTGAGACTTACTTTGAAGGAAGCGAATCATTTGATATTATAAACGGATATCATCAAGGAAATGTTACTAATCAGTCGTCTGGTATTCCAGCTGTAGTTGATTTGAACTTCTTTGACTGCTTTGCATTTGGTAATGGTGTTGAAAGTTACAAGGTTGGGGACTCGTTAACAGGAGCTCCGTTTTACTTAGGAAGCAGGGTTACTGCTGTTTCTCAAGAGGAATTTAAAGAAGCGCATAGATATGCTGGAATAACATACAGCGGAATATACAATGAAGAAACTAATGTAAATAAATTAAATGAATTTAATTTAGCACTAGCAAACTTCAAGGACTGTGAGAAATCATTCGGTCCAATTAACATACTTCACGGAAGAAAAACAGACGTGCTTACCTTACAAGAGGATAAGATATCCTATGTATTAGCGGGTAAGAATTTACTTTCTGATGCTGCCGGAGGTGGTGCGATTACATCTATACCTGAAGTATTAGGTACTCAAATATCTAGAATTGAAGAGTTTGGTATTAGTAACGATGCGGCTAGTTTTGCTGCATGGGGAGAGGATATTTACTTTACAGATACTAAGAGAACATCTGTTATTAATTTAAAAGGAGGAGCATCTCAATCCGACAACTTAATTCCTATATCTAAATTAGGTATGAATGGTTGGTTTAGAGATAACTTTAAGGACAAGTTAAATAATCAAAAGATTGGTGGATACGACCCTTATTTAAAGGAGTATGTACTATCTGTTAATGATGAAAAGCTACCGGCCCCTATAGAAACATTTGACTGTGGATTTACAATATCTCAAGATAATTCTAATAGTGAGTTAGTATTTAATTTGGAGTATGGTAAAATAATAGGAGAAGCTTCTTTTGATTATAACTTTGAATCAGGATCAGCACATATACTTATACAATATAATGGCGAAACTGTTATAGATGAGGACTTGTCTGGATCAGGAGCTATATCATTTTATAAAAATGTAATAAATCCTACAACGGCTCTAGTTACAATAACTCCAGTAAATGCTACTTACAACATACTTTCAAACTGTATAGAATCAGATGAAATAACAGTTGTTAGAATTGTAGTTAACTCACCTTCAAATGAAGGACAGACTACTCATAATAATTATAACTGGGCGCTTAATGGATATAGCAGCCCTACAAATATTGACTTCGTACTATTAGAATCTGATGGATTATCACTTTATCAATCTACCACAAGTCAAGCATCTATAGGTGTTATACCTGCGTTTGGTAGTACCATTAAGATGCAATCTGATAAATACATTACGGATACGTTTGATTTTGACCCAGAGGCTAATTCTCTTAAGTATTTAGTGTCCGATACATTATATACAGAGGCCGATATAAATACGTTAAGACCTTTATTAAATACAGCTACGCCTATAATAAATCCGTCTAGCGGTAAATTTGAATCTTCATTTATATATAACAATCCGAACAGACTTCAGTATCTTTATTTAGTTTGGGACTTAGTAAATGCATACGGAATTGACTTATGTTACAGCGATATAAGCAGTGAAGATGTTTGTATCAACTGTGGACCTATCAACTGTGAGGTATCTGATTGGTCTGATTGGTCTGAGTGCATTGATGGAATTCAAACTAGAACTAGAACAGTTTTAGTTCCTGCTGAAAATGGAGGTACACCTTGTCCTGACTTATCAGAGAATAGGGTTTGTGGATATCAAGCAGACTTTTGTTACGATGACTTAAGTAGTCAATTAGCTTGTTACTGTGGTGCTCCAGAGGTGAACTGTCAGGTATCTGACTGGACCGATTGGTCTGAATGTATTAATGGATCTCAAACAAGAACAAGAACGGTACTAGTTCCACCTTCAGGAGGAGGAGATTCATGTCCTGTGCTATCAGAGACAAGAAGTTGTGTTCCAGTTGTTAACTGCCAAGTATCAGATTGGTCAGACTGGTCAACATGTGACGATGGATTCCAAACAAGAACCAGAACGGTTATAGTAGAACCTTCTGGAGGAGGTACTCCATGTCCTACATTATCAGAAACTCGTGCTTGTTCAAGTATAAGTATAACAAACGCTATATGTAATACAGACGGAGGAAGCACTATTACAAAAAGATTTAGAATATCTATTGGTAATGCTCCAGCTATTTACACAATTGCGGCTGGTACCACAATAAACCCAGCAAACTTAGAGTATTCTATATCTTCTGCTCCTGGAGATTCATTCTTAGAGGTTAAATTTAAACCGGCCCTAACTTATGGTAATGAGTTCTCTATTGAATTGTTATTGAAGAACTCAACAGGAACCATTGTAGCTACCAATATTACTCAAACAGTATATGGTGATTATCAGAGCTTTTTGCCTGGATGTACTCCTGTTAACTGTGTAGTGTCTGAGTGGTCTGCATGGTCTGCATGTGTTAACAACGTTTCTACTAGAACTCGTACAATATTAACTCAGCCTACAGGAGGAGGAACTCCATGCCCTGAATTATCAGAATCAAGAGACTGTGCTAACTGTGAGGTTTCAGAGTGGTCTGCGTATTCAGCATGTAACGACGGTTTTAAAACTAGAACTAGAACAATTGTAACTCAACCATACAATGGAGGATCTGCATGCCCTACATTAACAGAGACTGTAACGTGCTCAAGCATCAGTATAACAAATCCAATATGTAACGATCCGAATAGCGGAGGTATAGTATTGAGAAAGTTTAGAATATCTATAGGTGACGCTCCTGCTACATATACTATTCAAGCAGGAACTGTAATTAACCCTGCTGGATTAGAGTATACTATAGTAGCTACTCCTGGTGATTCTTACTTACAAGTTAAGTTTAGACCAGCTGTAACTTATGGTAACGAATTCTCAATAGAATTATTACTTAAAAACTCAACAGGAGCTACGGTTGGAACTAACGTTAGTCAAACTGTATATGGAGATTATCAAAGCTTCTTACCAGTTTGTACACCGGTGAACTGTGTAGTTTCTGACTGGTCAGCTTGGTCAACTTGTAACGGTGGAACTCAAAGCAGAACTAGAACTATTATAACTCAGCCTTCAGGTGGTGGACAAGCTTGTCCTACACTAACGGAGACTAGAGATTGTCCTGTAGACTGTGTTGTTTCAGCTTGGTCTGATTGGTCAACTTGTTCAGAAGGTTTACAGAGTAGAACTAGAACAGTAGTAACCCCTGCAATTAACGGAGGAGCTGCTTGTCCGGTACTATCAGAAACTAGAACATGCTCAAGCATAGGAATAGGAAGTACAATATGTAATACAGATGGAGGAAGTACTATTACAAAAAGATTTGCAATATCTATTGGTAACGCTCCTTCTACATATACAATTGTAGCCGGTACAGTTTCTAATCCTGCTGGCCTTGAATATAGTATAAACTCTACTCCTGGATCTTCTTATTTACAGGTTACATTTAGACCTTCTGTTACTTATGGTGGTGAGTTTTCAATAGACTTAATATTAAAGAACCCGTCTGGAATTACTGTAGGATCAAGTGGACTACAAACAGTATACAGTACATATCAAAGCTTCTTGCCTGGTTGTTACCCAGTAAACTGTGTAGTATCAGATTGGTCAGCTTGGTCAGCATGTATTGATGGAGTAGAGACAAGAACAAGAACCATTATAACTCAACCTTCTGGAGGAGGAAATCCTTGTCCTCCATTAACAGAGACTAGAGGATGTTATGTTCCGCCAACAAGCTATGCGTTTACATTATCTAATAGTGCTAGCTATGATTTTAGTTATGCTTGTACATTCTTAGATATGGGATTAACTTTATACGGATCTGAAAGTAGTATCTTTAGCAATCAATACTTATATTCTGATTCAGGATTAACATCTCTATTTGATGGGGAAAGTAAATTTAGAAGATACGAAGGATTTGGTTTTGCAAACACTATTGCAATAGGTAGTAACGGTGAAATTATAACATACGAAAATTGTTAAATAAATAAAAAATAAATAAAATGGCAGTATACTATATAGATACACAAGATTTTTCTACAGCAACAGCTATATGGACAGATTCTATTCTTACAACAAAGGCTCCTGATGGTTATTACTCTTTTGATTTTAACTATAGAAGACAGTTTAATGGGTTGCTACAGACAATTGGGTCTTGTTCAACTCCACCACCACCAGATGTTCCTAGCATAAGTATAACAAATACAATTTGTAACACATCTGACGGAGGAAATACTGTATTGAAAAGATTTAGAATATCTGTTGGTAATCCACCTTTAAACTATACGATTGTAACTGGTACGGTTGTAAACCCTGCCGGCCTTGTATTTTCAGTTGTAACTACTCCTGGAGACTCTTATCTAGAGGTTGCGTTTAAACCATCGCAAACTTCTGGAAGCGAGTTCTCTATAGAGTTATTACTTGAAAATTCATCTGGAACAGTTGTTGCTACTAATGTTAGTCAAACTGTATATGGTAACTACCAAAGCTTCTTACCATCATGTCCATCAAACTAAATAAATAAATAGATGCAATATACATTATCGTTTAGTGAAGACTCAAAGGGATGGACATCATTCTTTTCGTTTATTCCAGAGAAGATGATCGGTATGAACTCATACTTCTACACGTTTAAAAACGGAAACTTATATAGACATAACTCCAATGATCTTAGAAATAACTTCTATGGTGTTCAGTATAGCTCTAGAATAAAAGGGGTTTTTAATGTAGAGAATGGCATGGTTAAGAACTTCAAGACTATATCATTAAATAGTGATGACTCTTGGAATTGTAGTATTATTACCGACATGGATTCTGGGTTTATAAGTAATTCATACTTTACATTAAAGGAGGGTGATTACTTTGGATATATAAGAAGATATGTTTCAGATGATAACCTTTCTATGAGGTCTGCTCAGGGTATAGGTGACGTGTCGTTTGTTAATTCCTCTAACGCATCTGCCGTTGTAGTGCTATTTAACTTTGCTATTGGAAGTATAATAAACGTTGGGGATATGATATATAAAAACAATTCTGGATCAATAATAAAGATCGGAGAAATTGTTGCTGTATCAGGTAACTCTATAACTGTAAATACTACTATAACTGGAGGTAGCATACCTTCTATATCTGACTATATTTTATGCCTTAAGAATAGCACTGCTGAGTCTTATGGAGCAAGAGGATATTACATGCAATTTGATTTAGAGAATGCTAATACTTCAAGAGTAGAGCTGTTTTCTGTAGGAAGTAACATTTTTAAAAGTTACCCTTAAATTTATTATCTTTGTAAAAAAAATGTTTTCCTGTAGAATAGAGAATAAGCATGATTTTTACAATACATTATGTGAGTGGTGGACGGACTGGAAGTTTCCAGTAATGAGCATAGGATCACTTCCAAACAACATATTTGTAGTTAGTAATGACGGGGTTGATTTATATGCAATCCCTGTTTATTTAAGCGATTCTGATGTTTGTTGGATTGGGTTTATAACAGGGAATAAAAAAAGCACTAAGGCATTACGTTCTGGATCCTTAGATTACCTAATAAAATATACAGAACAATATTTAAAACAGTCTGGACGAGAGTTTATAATGACTGTTAGTAATACTCCTGTGTTAAAGAAAATATTTAAAGATAATGGATATTTACTGTCAGGAGAGGGTATTAACGAATACATAAAAAAAATATAGTTATGGGACAAGGAGCAGCGGGAGTTACTCAAGGACTATCAGGTGTTGCAGCAGCAGCTGGAGGACCTATTGGAATGGGTGTTGCAGCAGCGGCAAATATAGGTATGAGCCTAGTTGAGGCTAGTAAACAAAAAGAATTACAAAGATCAGCTGATAGAGAAGTTGAAAAGGCAGCAGCAGAACAGGAACGACTATTAAGTCAGAACTTTTTTGAAGGCCTTCAAGTTCCTATGCAAGCATACGATAGAGAGTTTAGAGAGACTACAGCTCAGCAACAACAAGCAATGTCTGCGCTACAAGAAGGTGATCCTAGATTACTTTTAGGTGGTGTTGGAAAGGTTCAGGCTGTTGCTGCAGATCAAGAAGCCAAGACTAGAGAGGCATTAGGTCAAGACTTATTTAATATAGGTAAATTACAAGCTTTTGAGGCAGGTCAAACCAATGATCAATTAGCCAAACTAGAAGGAGAAAGATTAGCTGGAGCTCAAAAAGCGTCAGCTGCTGCAGCTGCTGCTAGATTAAACTCTCAACAAGGAGCTTTAAAGGCCGGAGGAGATTTGATAAAAGGACTAGGAGCATTAGTTCCTGAATATTCTGATGCTAATAGTATGGATATGTCTACGGCATTAACTCCTGCTGGAATGGCTACGACTGGTTCAAGCGCAGCGTCTCAACTCCAAGCTAATACATCTGGATCTTTAAATCCATTATATAAACAATATAGTTGGGGGTCATTAGCAAACCCAAGCATGGGGTCTCAACTACTTGGAAGTACTAACAACGTTCTAGCTGGCTTTAGAATGCCTGGTTAAATAAATAAAAAAAATTATGGCAGAGTACTTAGGATATGTAAATCCAGCAGAAACTAAAGCTAACCCAACATTAGACTGGTCTACAGTTATTAATGATGTTAGGGATACATTAGTTAGTCAAGAGGCTACTAGAGAAGCTACTAGGCAAAAAGCTAAGCAAGAAACTAACGAGCTATACAATTCGTTAAATAAAATATCAGCAGGTCAAAACCAAGGATTAAATGGTTTTATAACAAATGCTAGCTATCAATCTAAGAACCTACTTGGTGAGGCGTATAAATTATACACATCTGGTAAAATAAAGGGAAAAGAATATACTGAAATACAAAATAACATGAAGGCATCATTTAACGACATCAACGATGTTGTTAAGACTATGCAGACAGATTATGAAAAGTATATGGACTTACTAGGTAAAGGGCAAACCTCGATTATAGATGAATATAATCAAAAACAAAAGGGTGAAGCTTTAGA